TTTTACAAGTCCCCATGGCAACTATAGGCATGGAATCTGCTGTTGTTGAACTCTCAGCTTGGGGCTTTAAGTGGCTGAAGTATGCCTTCACCCACCTTATCGAGGGGTCTGACGCAACACAGGCGGCAAAACGCCTGTTGGCCCAGCTCGAGGCGGAACAGACTGAACCTAATACCTATCTTGAGGAGCATGAAGTAGTACACACCAAGGTTGTGCGATCACTCGTTGAGGATGCCACAAACTCTCTGGTCGTAGGCCAGGTGGAATGTGGTTATATTCCAGCCGCGGTGGAGGAAACTGTGATCTTCAATAATAAGAAGGTCACCCAGCGTATTCGCAAGAAATGCCGGTCCAAATTTGCTTTATCTTTAGCGAAGCAGGCTTACCTCAAGTTCGGCAGACGTGATTTGACACCCGCCAATGAAATGGTCACCAGGAAATGGTTGGTTAAGTATCTGGAAGGGAAGGACTTTAAAGACATGCGTACGGCCGATAAGGTCCTCGCTGTTGATAGGGCCCTTTTCATGTCTTTCGTGCCAACCATGGTCTATAATGATATGAAAATTGTTATGGCTAACAAGAAGATGACCAGGATGATGGATGGTAGTTCTAACTCCTATGAGTGGGGTCGGATCTTCTCCGTGAGGAGGGGACCTGCTCCCCTCTAGGGGTGCCCAGTTGTCGCCTTTGGGAAGGGCTGTGGGGAGAGTCGTGCCCCAGAGCCTCCCAGTTTGCAGGTTACACGACAATTGGGAGTCAATCGTGTGCGTAGGTATGTGCGTGTGTCCGGTGTCTCTCCTGACATCGATATTGTGCCGTTTAATCATAAACTCACCACTCTCGAGAGAGCTGTGAAGGAGAGGGTATTTTTTGTGAAATCGCTTTCGGGTGATGGATCTTTGGTGCCCCCTCCTAGGCCTGCACCAGGTGTGTTTTCTAGTCGTTTGGAGGCGACTAGATCGGTCTTGAAGACTTTTCTTCCCTCGACCGCTCCTGTGTCGTATCAACAGTTTGTTGACTCGTACAGGGGCCGCAAGAAGACTGTCTATGAGAACGCTCTGAAAGAGATGAGGTTGGGAAACTCAACTCTTGAGGAGGATGCTAAGGTGAAGGTCTTTATTAAATTCGAGAAAACTGACAGAACAACTAAGGCGGATCCAGTTCCTAGAGTCATTTCGCCAAGAAACCCAAAGTACAATCTCAGGCTAGGTCGGTTTTTGAAACCGCTAGAAGAGCGGGTGTTTAAGTCTTTGGGTAAGTTGTTCGGCCATCGTACAGTCATGAAGGGTATGGATGTTGCTCAGGTCGCTAAGGTTATGAGGGAGAAATGGGATATGTTTTCCGATCCTGTTGCAGTCGGGCTCGACGCAAGCAGGTTCGATCAGCATGTTTCCGTGGATGCCCTCAAATGGGAGCATTCTATTTATCGTGACTGTTTCAAACGGAAAGGAGATAAAGAAAAGTTACAGCGCTATTTGGATTTGCAGCTGAACAACCATTGCACGGGGTATGCTGAAGACGGCAAGTTGGAGTACACCACTGAGGGTACTAGAATGAGTGGCGACATGAACACATCGTTGGGCAATTGCGTCCTCATGTGTAGCATGATCCATGCTTATCTAGCTCACGTGGGTGTTAAAGGCCAGCTTGCTAACAATGGCGATGATTGCGTGGTGTTCATGGAAAGAAGGGACTTGGCTAAATTCAGTGAACAGTGTTTTGCTTGGTTTCTCGATATGGGGTTTAATATGGCTATTGAGCCAGCTGTGGACGAATTTGAGAATATCGAGTTTTGCCAGTGCAAGCCTGTTACCGATGGGACCTTGTGGAGGATGTGCCGTAATCCCCGCACTGCCATAGCTAAGGACGCGGTGTTGCTGCATTCCAATGTATCTGAAAACTTCTTCCGTTTGTGGTTAGATGCGGTTGGGCAGGGCGGGCTCTCCATCGCTG